CGAGCGCAGGCCTTGCGATCGTGGCAAGTGTACTTCCGATTGTCGCCGAGTATGGCTTACAGGCATCTGTAGCAATCGGAGCATTGGGCGTTGCAATGACGGTATTTGGAGCCGGTGTGATCGTGGCCGGTGCGGGCTGCGCTGTCCTTGCTGTTGGATTGCTTGCAGTAGGCGTTGCGGTGCTTGGAGTCACAGTTGGAGTAGTTGCATTCGGTGTCGCAATGGTAGCAGCGTGTGTTGGAGTGCTGGCGATGGCAGTCGCGTTACTGGCAGTAAATTCCAGCATGAAGTCCATTGCAAAAAACGCAAAAACAGCGCAGAAATCCATTACAAGTATGAAGGATTCTGTGAGTATTGTGAATGACGGGTTGGATGCTCTTGGAAACAAGGCTAAAAGTGCCGTGAAATCTATAGTGAGTGCATTTGACAACGGCGCGCGAAAAGCTAAGAGTTCCGGAAAGAAACTCGGAGACAGCGCGAAAGATGGGGTACAAAGCGGACTCCAGCCAACACAGGCAATCGCAATCAGCATGGTTTCTTCCGTGCTTGCATCTCTTGCGTCAGGGGCGGGCAGCGCCTATAGCAGTGGTCTGAATATTGGAATTAGCTTTGCAAATGGATTAGCCGCAAGCCTTGGAAGAATACAGGCGATTGCGGCACAGATGACGGGCGCGGCAAATTCTGCAGCAGCATCCCGGGCGAGCCTGCCAAAAACAAGAAGTGTTATAGCGGGTGAAATAGAAAATACTCCGATGATCTCAGCTTATGGAATGGTCGATGAAATAAATGACAGAATTGATATTCCGGTTATTTCCAGTGCTGATCCAGTCATGACGGCATATACAAGCAGAGTAGGTGCGAAGAAAGAATTATCTGATGATTATACTTATAAGAGAAATGCGACATACACAATCGTTGTGCCGGTTGAATATAACGGCAGAGAAGCAGCACGTGTTACTGCAGAATTTACACAGAAAGAGTTGGAAAGCCGTGAGAGTATGAAACTGAGACTGAAAGGAGAACGAAGCCATGTATGAGTTTGTGGATACAAATAAGGCGGGGAGCAAAAGTTCCCTGCCGAGTGAGGCTCTGCAGATTGATGGGGCATATATTGAAAATCTAATTGATGGATATCGGACTCTGTACGTGACCGGTCGTGAGCTTTTGGGATCGGAAATTTCGGAGAGAGAAATTGACCTTGTGGATGGGTCCGAGTATACGGGAAAGCGAGATACAACCAGAAGCATTACAGTTGGATACCAGTTGCTTTGCGCATCTCCTAGAGAGTTCCAGGAAAAATTCAACAAACTCTCTGGAATCTTAAATAAGGAACAGGCAAAGCTGATTTTTGCAGATGAACCGGATAA